ACTGAAACTTGGAATTCTGAAAAACAAGTTTTAACCGAACGCCTCGGCAAGTTTGAAACAAATAGTAAAAAGCAATTGGTTGATAATGTTGCCATGCAATTAGCAACTAAGCTGAATAACAAATCGCCTAAAGTTTTACTTCCCCACATTAAAGAGCGTTTGCTTGCTGATTTGGAAGGCGATGAACCCGTAACTGTAATTTTAGGCGCAGACGGCAAGCCTTCAAAATTAACGTTGGATCAACTCGAAGCGGAATTTGTTGCAAATAAAGATTTTGCAGGTATTATTATCGGTAGTAAAGCGTCCGGCAGTGCCGGAAACCCAACCCCCGGCAGTGCCAACAACCAAAACCCAAACGAAAAGCCCTTGGATTTGTCCAAAGCCATCTTCTATGTAATTTTCTTTTACAGCGTCTTTCAATTTATCGTATTCTGCTTTTGATAACTTCTTTTTTAAGGCCATTTTTTAGGACTCCTAATTAAACATTAAATAAACGCACTGCGTTTACGCTGATAAAATAAAATTAACTTTGTTTTTAAAACCTTCAAAAGATAAAGGCGTATCGGCTTCATATTTTGAAATATCGCGGGCTGCTATTCTACCTTCGCGCAAAGCTCTTGCATTTGCAGCCCCAAGCACATCATTTTGAAAAGTTTCTGATTGCCTGCGTATCCAAGTGTAGAAGGTTTCGTCTGGAATGTCACCATCATCAGCAATCGGGGTTATATGAGAACGGCACCGAATATGCGCAGGTGGAAGCGGGCCTTTTCCAAATTGCCATTTTGTTAGATTTAAACCTATGCAAATATCGCTTGTTTTGCCGTCGATTACTGAAATCCAACGATAAGCTTTAAATAAAATCGAAGTAACGCCAGCCATAACGCGTTGCGCTATATGCTGTAAAATTGTTGCAATTACACCTTTTTCAGCAAGTGATATTTTTTTAACTTCGCTGCTATTACCTTGCGGCGTATCTTGTGGGTTATCAGCCGTTGCTTGTGCGATTAATTGCGAAGCCGTCCATTTATTCGCCCATGCTTTACGCACTAAATTTTCTAAAGCCAATTGCGAATTTGAAACAAACGTTTTTAAAAAAGGCAAAAGGAAAACACCATTTACAGGCAAGGGTTGATTTATTATAGCTGCCCACAATTTAGATTCATCTTCGGTAGCAGCCGCAACGCTAACCTGCAAGGTTTCGTTTACTTTATTTTTCGCCTCGTCGATTAAAACGTCAATTGCTTTCTTTTTGCTCAAAGGCTCGACTTTTTTCTTATTTTTATTTGCAAAAAACAAACTTGAATAGCTTCGCTGATTAACATAAAGCGAAGCGCCCATAAACTGCTTTAAATCCGACAAAATACTTTCATAATAAACGTTATAAATTGCAGCTTGCGAAACTCTAAGTTTAGCAATAAGGCGCGTAAGCTCGGTTTTTGTTAGTCGGTCAAGTTCTTCATATTTGGCCGTTCTAATAACCTTTTTAAAGTTTTCGGCTATTTCTCTTGCAACTGGTTCAAACTTTGCAAATTGCCATAGCTTTACATCTTCAATGTAAACTTGAGTCCTAACGCTTACATCTAAAAGCTGTTTATTAAATACTGACATTTGCCAGCCCTTTTTCAAGTTCTACCGCTTTGGCCATTTCTTCGGCTTGGGCGTTTGCAATATCGGTTTCTGCTTTAGTGTCGTCTTCAGTAGCCATGCCGCCCTTGCGTAAACCAGCTCGCATTTCTTTAAATGTAATCGCGTCTTTTTGCCAAGCGTCGATATATTTTGCTTGGGTTTCAGGTGACATTTTATTTATGTCGAAATCGTTGTTTAATTTATACAGTATTTCGGTTTCATTTAAACCCATATACATGGCGCACATTTTCAGAGCTTGAGTTAAAACAGTTGAAACATTAATCGCGCAAGATGCAAGAATCGAACCTTCGCTGGTTGATTCTATTTTTGTTTCGGTTGCTGTTCGCTGAACTTCTTTTTGTTCCACCAGCTTGGCACCAAGGGCGACCATTTGGCGCTCTTTGGTTTCCATAGCTTCCTTTATCATTGTGTTTTCATCAGCTTGCAAAAGCTTGGCATCGCCACCCACTGGCAAAGGAATGCCGCCGCGTGAACCAAATGCAACTTTATTTTTTAAAACATCTTTTACCCAATCTTCAGTTAAGCCGGTTAAAACTGGCGTCGGTTGCCCAACGATATAGCACGACTCTTCATAATCGGCACTATTGCGATAGTGGGCGACGTTGATACTCGCCAAATCGTACATGTTGGGATTGTCAACATTGCAATCATTATTTTCAGAGCCTATGAACCAGAAAGGAATTTCTTTAAGTGGCAAACCGTCCGGGCCTTTCGGCTTAAAAGTTTGTTGCAGCGTGTAATTGGCTTTTTTAATTGTGTTTTCTTGGTAGTCACTTGGCATTTCTTCGCGCCAAATTTCCACTTCGTAAGATAAATTATTATCAGGGCCGACTAGCTTTAAAACTCGGAATTGAGGCGAAAGCTTAATCTCAAAGCCGTCGTCTGCGCTTGGCCACCCTTCGTATAAAACCACCAAGGAAAGCATTTCACGCGCACCTACTTCGCGCACTCGCCAGTTAATTATATTCATAGGCGCGTAGCTATTGATCGTCGGGCGAATGTTGCCTTCGGCTAGCTGTTCTCTTGTTGCGCCCTCTTCAGTAGCAGGATAATCAACAAATACACCATCGCGAGAATAAGCCAATGTCAAGCTTAAACTTTTTTTAGCAACTTGATCCAACGCCACACCGCCCCCTGTAGCATCTGCGACAATCGCTTCCATTCCAGCGGGCAATTTAACTTCAGGAGCGCGCATAAAAACCTGCCCAATTAAACCGCTTAAGGTTCGGCGAGTCACATTATAAAAAACTGCGCGCAACAAATAGGCTCTATAACGTGCTCTTACGCTCGGGCCTTCGTCTTTGCAATCTTTTTTATCACTTTCAGGCATCGGCAAATAAGTTTCTTTTGCGGCTTTGATTGCGGTTTCACCGGCTAAGCAATCGCGGATTAAACTATACTGGGCAATAACCGCGCTTAATTCGGTGCGCATAAAAGCTACATTTGGAAGGCTCATTTTTAACTCCACTAATTCGGGTATCCAGTTTTAATTTTCTTGGCGTATTTGTGTGTACTTCTCAAAACTCTATAGCGCACCATATCGTAAGGGTGATCTTCTGCGTCGGTGTCAATATCGTCTATCTTGTCTTCGTCTCGCGGCAATGTGGGAATGGTTGCAATTGAAGCCGTGCAATTTTCCATAAAATAAAGCGCTGGGCCTTCGCCGCGTGTAGCCGATTCAAAACGATCACGGATTAATTGTAAACCATTTCGACGACTTCCCGGTGATTTATCAGATTCGAGCCAGCGAACGCCTTTAGCAGCCATTTTAGCTTCAATCGTTTCTACGTCAATTTCACGCACATCGCGAATTTGGTTATCGGCGGGGCCGGCACTTGGTTGCTTTTTAATCCAACCGTTTGCTAAAAGCGATATTTCCCGCGCTTTAATGCCTTCTGCAATATCGCCAGCCGAAAGCTTTAAACCCTTATTTGAGCCAATGTCGAGCTTATTGTCTTTTGTTTTTTGGCAACCGTACCATTCAAAAAACTGAATCAGTGAGCCGCGTGGCGGGCAAAAGGAATAAAGCTGGTTGCCCACAATAATCTGAGCCTCTTCCCCGTTCGCTTCTGCAAACCAGCCAACGCTAAACGGATGCGAGCTGCCCCAGTCAAATGCGCGGTCTACATGCCACGATTCTGGAATCACAAAGCGCGGCAATACGTGAATATTGCGGCGCCAAACATCATCGAGCGCGCCGCCCGTTACAATGTCCCAATCGCCGTAAAGCCAAGCCTTGCGCAAATTTTCATCGGTTATACTTTCAAGTTCCGCAATGTATTCAGGTGGTAAATATTTGTTTTCGCGGTAGCTGCCGAAAATTGCAACTTGAGTTTTAGTTACAACGGTATTTTCTTGGGTTTGCGGATTAAAAACTTCAATTTCTTTTTTGACAATTGTTCCGCGTGGCCCAACGTCTATAAACCTGCGTTTAACCCAATTGTGCCCTGCGCCGTTAGGGTTTGTGGTGCTGAAGACTTCTAGCGGTATCTTGGGGAGCGGGTTGCCGTCTGGTGTGTCATAGGTGCCGTCTTCGCGCTTCGGTGTATTTATAACCGGATCGAATGACGAACGATTACACGACATAAATTTATCGTATAGATAACTTGTCGGCTGTTTGGTTAATTCGTTCCAACCTATAAACGGGTATTCATGGCCGTGAAAGCCTTCATAGTCGGCTTTCTTTTTAACGTGGCGAAAAAGTAACTCTTCGCCAGTAGGCCAAACCCATTTGTAGTGCGTTGCAGATTCTAAAAATTTAGCGCCGTCTAAAAATTTAGTAAACCATTTTTTAGACTCGGCAACCAAACCCGCTAAATTGTCAAATTCTCTATCGAAGATAACGCCGCGCCAGAATTCACCATAGCCTAAACCGACGCGGCTACGAAAACGCATTAGTTGAGTGATTGTTTTACCGGGGCCACGGGCACCCTCATATAGAATATGGTGACAAGGGCAAGTGATTGCCAGCTCTTGGCTTGTGCCCTCTAGCGCCTGCCAGACAACCTCAACCGAGGCTTGCTGATCAATGTTTTGAAGTGCTGACATTTAACAAATCGCGTTGTTGTTTTTCGGCCTTGGCTTGCCAATCTTCGGCGTTGCCCAAATCTTTCACAACCATAACTCTGTTTTGGTTAATTGTTACGACGGGCTTGTTGTCGGGCTTTTCAATAAATCCGCGCACATGGGCGTAAAGTTTAGCAAGCTTTTCGTAATCTTCAGGAAAGCGACACGCTTCCATTCTTAACCAAATAGCTTCGGCTAAATCTTTTTTGTTGGGGAGGGTTTCTATGCTTTCTTCTTTGTCTTTTATAGCTTTAATGAAGCCTTTGACTTCTAGGTCGTTTGGCCATTCGGTAGCCATTTTTAAAGCTTTTTGTGTTGGCATTCCCTCGCAAACGAACAACGCCGCTTTGAACGGGTCTTTAAAATCTAAAAACGCAATTGCGAATTTTTCTTTTTCTTCTAACTCAGTCATAAAACTTGCCTTTTAAAGTTCGTTTTTGAACTATAACGCAAGTCGCGCTTTTTGTCATTTGTGAATATCGCAAAAAGTTTGCCACGTTTTATTGTGGGCTAAAATTTGCCGCGCCGTCCCGTCTGTTAAAATATCATTCTTGCTAATATAAATCGGCGCAACCCATTGGCATGAAGTATCTGTGACTTCAATCTCTTTGCCACTTGTCGCGCAATTCGATAGCAGCAGCATCAGGCTCAAGCTTATTAACATCATTTTTAACATCATTCGCACCTTTTATGGTTTCAACTTGTTTGGCCGCAACGGCTTCGACTTTTTTAACTTTCACTTCGGCGGCTTTCTTTTCGTCTTTTGCTTTTTGCTTAGATTTACCTACAAAGAAGGCCGCGAATAAAGCGAGTAGAAAAGCACCGATAGGCGCTAAATATTTTAAAATTAAAGCGTTCATAAAAACCCTTTACATTGAAGTATGACGATAAGCCCTTGCAACCCAACCGCCTAAGAACTTTTCTTGAGTTGGGTCTTGCTTAACAATTTCTCTATATCTTGCAACTCTTAAATCTAAAAACTTTGGTAAAAACTTTTCAGGTTCACAAGCGTTTATATATGCAACGCTTTGTGTTCCTACAATGCCGTCAATTTTGCATTTTGCAACTTCTTGGGCAAACTTAGCGGCTCTTGGAACACCCATATTAACAGCGCAATCAAAAACGCATTCCGCGACGCGCTGAGAAATTATTTTGTCGCCTTGTAATTTATCCCAGTATTCAGTTTTATAAATTGCTTCGGCCTGTTCTAACGTTAATTCTTTTATATTTAAATTAGGGAAAGCTTTTTGCGATATGCCGTATTTAGTCGCACCACCTTTGTCGCCTTTGGTTTCGGTATACTTTGCACCGCCTTCTTCGGCTATAACTTTGTCAACTGCTTTTTTAAAGTTGGCCATTTTAATTACTCTTTTTCTGGTAAATTCTTTTGTTTTAAAAGCCTTGCAATCGCGCTCATAACAAACAAAAACAGCGCAATTGCAGAAACCATATTTTGAGGAATTGCGGCTTTCGCTTCTTCTGGCATTGACTGCCAAACAATAAAAGCGCTTTCAGGCCAAATGGTAAAAACACCCATAATAAGAGCGCCTAAAGAACTAACCAAAACCGACCACATTTTAAAAGCTTTTTGCCAGCCTTCTACGAGTTTTAATTTCATGGCTTGTCTGCCTTTCTATCTAATTTATCTTCTATTTTGTCGAGTTTTTTAAAAAGTGCGTCTATCGACCTTTCGAATTCGGGCCGTGGCATGTAATTACCTGCTACTAAAATTTCTATTTCTGCAATTTTACCTTGCTGCTCTTTTATCAAGTCCCACATAGTACGCATCCACCATGCACCTCCCGCAAGCACAATGCCAAAGAGAATATTTATCAGATATTGGTCAGACATTTAAAACTCCTTTTAAGCTCTTGCAATATCGAAAATTACGCTAGTGCCTGAGTTTTTAGTCATTCGCAAACCTGTAATTGCGCCGAATTCTTTTGTTTGCAAATCTGCTTTTGCTGTCAAATCGGCAACCGGAACCCAAATCAAAGGCGTAATTTCTTGAGCCGTGCATGTGAATTCAACACTGTAATTTGCAGAAGTGGGACTACAAACAATGGACGTAGGCGCATCGCTAGGCTGCATTAAAAATATAATAGGCGTTGCGTTTGATGCTGTAAATCTTTTTTGAATGTTTAGCATTTTAAAACCTCTTATTTAACTATGTTTTTAACAATTGATTTTACAATATTTCTAACAATTGAACGACCACCAATAACAACCTCGCCGGATTCGGTTATAGTAACCGCATAATAGTAGTTTTTCCCAGCATCAGAGCCCGTTGCAACGTACAGCCAAAGGTCAAAAATGCCTGCATCAGTAACGGTAAAATCAGTATCAGTCGTGATTACTAGATCACTGTAGGTTGTGTGGTAAAACTCATCAGCTGCAGCTACTGTTCTACCTGTTGCGGCAAGTATTGCATTTGCAATAGTGTTGGCGGTAAATAGAGGCTCCGAAATTACTACCGTTGTTTCTGTGGCCTTTTTAACTACCGTTTGATCTGCTGCATCCGACTCAGCGCCATTTGTAAACGTAAACGTGACGTTAGTACCGCTTTTAGGGTACAGCGCTCCATCAACCCTATCGCTAACATTGAATGTAGCAGCGTTAGTAGCTCCCCCAATATTACTACATGTTACCCCACTTGCATTTGTAGTGATTGTTGATGGGAGGCCGGTAAATCCAGTAGAGACAGAAGCAATACCAGTTTGGCCTGCGGTTATCGGATTGCCACCATTGATTGACGTAATCTCTTGACCTGTTGTCGTAATAATCTCAATCAGCGGATCAACAGAAGACGCCCCACCACTTGCACCTGCTGGATTCGGCAGAAGCCTATTTGACGTTCCGATGCTTATGGCTTTGTTTGCTGTTGTTTGGCGATAAAGAAAATATGTAATTGTATTACTGGCGTCATCACAAAACGCAAAATTATATGTCTGTCCAGCGGTTAGAGTTACAGATGAAACACTCAGAGTGACCCACGCAGCCGCTTGAATTGGAACAGTCATCTGCCATTCTGCAACCTTCGAAGCGGTAGAATCACCGCCAGTTACGTTGTACACACCAACCCTAAAATATGCTGTGCCGCCACCCGCATTGCGAATATATGCGCGAATTGAGGTTATGTATTCTGTGACGGATGGAGTGTAATCAGTAGCTATAACAAGCCTAGGTGTAACCATTGAGCTATTCTGTAGCTCCGTCGCCCCTGCCGTTGTAGTATTACCAAATGACATGATAACCTCCTAACAATTTAAAATTTATCATGCTGGCAATTGCCCCAAATAAACGTATGCATCTTTTCCTGTGCAGACATATGCGTGCGCACCAGAAACAGCGAGTCCCGCCTGAACTAGGGATATATCTACTCTATTAGTAGTCCAGAATGATGAAGGCTGGCGAATGAATTTAGTGCAAGCTGATTTTGTAGCGCTATCGCCCAGATAGACTCCGTTCCACTCATCATCTAAGCACAGATAGCATAGATAGCCATACGCATTAGCAAGGCCTCGCCCAAATCCGTTAGATAATTCATCAAGAAAAAACTGGCGTAATTTGTTAGGATATCCGGTTGTATTCCACGTAATCATTGTGGATTTTCCAGTATTCAGAAACACGTTGCTGCGCCAGTGCTCAAAATACCCATCACCAACACCAGAGCAATACTTTTGTTGTCAATGGTACGTGGATGCCATCGGCAACGTACACAATTACTATCGAGAGGCAGACAGCTACATATGTTGCGGATGCAAGCCCAAACGATGCAGAATTTCAGGCGTCCATGGTGTCTCAGATTAACGCCTTCGCGGGGCTTACTGTTCCCGTTACAGCATCATCCGCAGATGGCTACGTGCTCATAGTCCCGAACGTTGCAGGCACCCCGATAACAGTTACTAGCTCAAGCAATTTAAAAAGTTCAAGCAATTTAAAAACTAATCGTGTGTGGGCAAGCCCAAGCAATACCCCAACAAAAGTATTGCTCTGGTGTTGGGGGTTAGTAATATCAAAGTCGTAATACCGCTCCATGTACGCGATCATTGGCTTGCCGCCATCGAGCACCAGCGAACCGCCACCCCAGATCGCACCCGTATTGCTTGCTGGTGATTTGAAATCGTGCCTGATAGAGCCAGCTAACGAACCATTTTTAACGCTTGTGACGTAAGTGGAAGCCGCGTTTGAATAGTCTGCAACTAAACGACCTAAAGAAGATGATGTTTTAGACGCCCCATTTAAAACAATGGCGGGCTTGGCATTCGTTCGTGTGCCGAATCTTGCCAGACTATCTGTAATTGTGAGGGTGTTACCGTGCGCCACTGTGCCTATAAAGTTTACACCTTCTGCCACTTCGACATAGCTCCCCTGCAATTTTCCATCTAAGTTGCGCGCTGCACTGATTTGTAGGCTTGTCATTTACGGTAATCCTGCAAAGGTAATGCCGAAAGCTTATACCAAAACTTTAAACCGCGCCATAGCAAAAACCCCGACTTTTTACGGCCGGGGTTTTCCGTTGTCTTTCCAACTGTCAGTTTTAAAGTTT